TTGATGTACGCCGGCCCCTCAGCCGAGTGGGCTTCTCCCCGGTCGTTGACCAGGGGGCGGATGCCGTCGTCGTTGACAGCCACCCGGCCCCCGCTGTGCAGGGCAGCGAAGGTCGTTATGTCATCCATCTGTCGTCTACCGGTATGTCCGACTCGTAATACTCGCGGACGAGCCCGCAGTGCGGGTCCATGAAGTAGTCAATCGGCGGATTGGTGACATGGCAGGGCGGCCTCTTGTTCTTGCACAGGTCCAGGCTGATGGACACCGAGTGGAGGCGACGGTCGTAGTCGTCCAGTTTCGCCAGGTCCCGTTTGCGAAACACATTCAACTGCAGGATGGCGTACTCGTCGGCGTTGAACTTGCCGTCGTCCATGCCCCGGGATGTGCCACGGGTGGAACTCTTGCCCGACTGGTGAACCAAACCGATGGGTAGGTTCTCCGTTTCGGCCCACTCCTTCACCCCTTTCAGAACAGACGACACGCCCTCGTAACCCGAGGCGGCAGGCATCTGTTCCAGGAAGTCGATCATCACGAACCGGGGGCGCAACTGCCAGTAGTCCTCGCACTCGTTGAGAGCGACCGTCATCTCTTGGAACGGTAAAGCAAAAGGGAAGATCTTGACCCGATCCAGAGCCTGCTTGGAGTCCTCAATCTGCTGCAGGTACGTCGGGTCGGAAGCCTTCACGGCTTCCTCCACATCGGCCAGGTTCTGGAGGTACAGCAAAGCGTACAGTTTGCTCACCACCAGGATCTCGGGTTCATCCGGGGTGAAGATCACAGCCCGGAAGTCCTCGTCCTCGTTGAGGTTCTTGGCGATAGAGGACAGAAGCACTGCCGACTTGCCGCTGTGAGCCCGACCGGTGACGACCAGCACATCGGACGGCCAGACGCCCCGCATCTTGTCGTCTATGTCCTTCAGCCCAAGGAAGTACCGGTCGTGGCTGCCGGCTGCGTACTCCACCCACTTGTCGACGGCCGAACCCGTCGGTCGGAAGTACCGGTAGTTCCGTTCAGCGGGCTGAAGATCGACGCCCCCTAGACGAGCGTCGATCTCAGCCTCACTGAGCGATACGGGGTCGTCCCCCGTCACTTGCCGTAGGCGTACTGCTGCAGTTCGGTGCGTCGACTACCCCAGTTGAACTCCACGGCCTGCTCTTGCGTCTGCCCGCTGGCCTGATCCCACACCTTCAACGGGACGTTGCTGTCCCCCTCGTTGACCCACAGCCCCACGTTGTACCGGGCGGTGACACCCAGGTGGCCGAGTGCATCCTTGGTGACGCTGAAGTTCGGGAAGTTCTTTCCCTTGGCGTTCACATCGGTGGTGCCGTCCGCGTACTCCTTGACCTCGTACACCTTGATGGCGCCGCCGTTGCCGTCAGCCCATTCGTTGGGGTGGAAGGCCAGCAGGTTCCACGCAGCCTGCCGTGTGTCGGCATCCTTGCCGACACAGAAGTCAACCCGGGGGTAAATCTTGTCATCCATCTTGGGGCCCTGAGGGGTGTTTGTGGCCGCCCTCGGCACAGGAGCAGCAGCGGCTGACTGCTGGGTGGGACCTGGGGGTGGTGCCGGCGGCTGTTCCATAGTGGCACCCGGGAATGCTTCGGCCACCATGCCGACGGCGCATCGCTCCAACAGGTCGTTGTGGACTGTCTCAACCATCGACAGGTATTGCGACTGGTCACCGCTCCCGGAGCAGATGTTACCTGCTACTTTGGCTGCGACCTGAGCCAGGATTGAGGCGCTTCTTGAATCCATGTTCACTTCCTCTCCCTTTACCAGGGGTCATCGCCAAGGTGTTTCCCTCGGCACTCACCAGCCTGCCACACCGGACACCATATGGGGCTGCACCCATACCATGCCCACCGCTTCGGCCAGACCTTCAGATCCGCTTGGATCATCTCAACAGCAGACCAGCATAGATCCTTCAGCGCCTCCACATGCGGCAATCGGCGCTCAATCGGAATAAGTTGCATCTGCCCGTCGACCAGAACCACCAGTGTGAACTGCTCCACACCGAAGGCGTAGCAGTAGACATGCGACTGGAGATCCCACCGCTTGGATTCCCACGGCTCGGAAAACTGGGAGCGGTTCTTCCAATCGTAGATCACATCCGACTCAATCCAATCGGCTGTTCCCTCTAAAATAATCCGCACTCCATCCCGTTCATCTAACGGGATGCGGAACTGTTGCTCCACGCCTACCGGATTGAGAGAGGGGAATAGTTGCTCATGCCAAGTAGCCAGATTGTTCCTGGCAACATCAACAACCTTCTCATACGAATGACGCCAAACCTTAGTTTCTTCAGCCAAACCAGGAGTAACAGAATCCATGTATTCCCTAGCGTTATCCAGGGAAACCCTGTTGCCGGTTTCAATAAGTTCATTACCGCAGTGTTCAATAGCGGCGTGAACCAAGTTACCCCGCATCATGTCGCTACTCTGCCGCTGCGTCACCAGCCCGAGGCGATCCTGACGGGCCTGCTCCGGGCAGTTCATAAACGTGTTGAGCCAACTCTGCCGGATCGGTATTTCAATCATGGGTTCAGTATCCCACAGCGGTGTGACAGTGACGCGGCAGGGCCGGCACCACCCCTGGGAGAGGGAGGACGGTGCCGGCCCCGCTACGCGGCCCCACCTGGAGCCAATACCTTGTTACCGCCGGGCCCCCTTTAGGGGGGCCCGGCTACGGTACCGGTCAAGCGTACAGCGCGGGGTCCTCGTCCGAGTGGATCACATCGGTGACATCCACGTTGTGCATCCGCTCGTCCACCGCCCGGTTCAGAAGTTCGTGAGCCCGGACACGCCCCACGCCGGCCAGCCTCCCAACCTCAGCCCCGTTACCGAGATCGTTGTGAGCGTCCAGCATGGCCTGCCGTCGGACGTAGGCGGCAACCACCTTCAGACGCTCCAGGTTGTGGGCTATTTCAGCGGAATAGGCGAGAACCTGCTCGTGATTATCCCCGTATTTGTCCAACAACCAGCGCATCTTTACCCCAAACTGCAGGGCATTAGGCAGCACATTTATGTCGGGAAATAGGAGCGCAGAGTCGTAACCGTTAGTGGTTGATTGATCCCAATGGTTCACTCGTCGTCGCCTTCGGGACGGTAGAACAAACGGTTTATGTCGGCGCTCAGTTCCAGGATCTTTGAGTGAATACGGCTGAGACACTTCTGGTTGTAACGCGTCGGGTGCGCCACGATGTCGCTGAACGGTGCGTGCAACGAGAGCAGTTCCTGTTGCGCCCCCCGCAGAGCGTTCTCCCTCATGCGGGTAAGCGTCTGGATGCTGACGTCCAGGAACTCCCCGTCCGGGTCAATCGGTGTTGCCATTGTTTCCTCCAGTGTCGGAGTCGGGGCCCACGGTCGTGAACACCTTTGCTTCTTCGACCTCACCCCGGAGTTTCAGGATCTTCCAGATTTGGTCGTAGATATAGTCAACCTCGGCGTCGCTCTTGGCCTTGGTGGCCTGGACGCTGAGTTCATCCGAGTATCTGACAAGCGCCTTCAAGATTAGTTCCTTCAGCCGCTGGTCTGGTGTGGTCAAATACATAGTTGTATCCCCTGACATTACTCTGATTCGTCCCGCTCTTTGCGGATTTCCTTGCCAATCCAGTGAACCTGGGCTTCGTGCGGGCCGGCCGAGGGGTGCCGGGCCATGAACACCCGGCGCTCCACTTCCCGCCTCATCCACCCGTCCCAGTCCATCGTCATGCGACGCACCCGGTCCCGCCGCCGCCTGTATTCCTCCCAACGGGGCTGCCACCACATGCCTGTGATGAACGCCCCTGTTACCGCCCCCGTTACCGCTAGGCACAGCAGAGTTAGTATCATCCATCGCTCCCTTCTCGGAACTTCTTGTATTCCTCCAGCGTCAGCGTGTCCTGGTCGAAGGGCAGCACCGGACGCGCTCTCTGATACTCCCGTCGTTGGTGCCGCTTCCGCCGCTCATAGTCGGTGTTGGCCTGCCGGCACTTCTTGCACCGGCAGATGTTCCGCTTGTAGGCGGTCACCCCGTGGATTCGTTTCACGCCTCGTTACCGCCCTGTATAGAGGTCGTCGCGTGTGATACCCGCCGCCCCCAGGATCAGCGTGGCTGCCGCCCGTTGCCACGAGTCCTCGGGGGCGTAGAACGCCAGCCGCCTGGCGGCCCGCACCAGTTCCTCGGTGGCTTTGTTCGTGTTGTGGGCGGCTATGTGGTATTCGGATCGTCGGGTCTTTGTTGCTCCCATCGGCATCGTCTGCCCTTTCCTGTTCGCCCCGTTACCGCTGGGGCTCCGGTTCGTTTGCCCTGTTACCGCTGGGCTCCAGGGTCGCCGGCTCATGGCCGACTAGCGCCTCCAGCCCAGGGCTGGTCGGCGCCAGGGTGACCGTACCCGGGACCTGTGACGATTACAAGGGTGTAGTTTCCCCATCCGACCAGGTGGGAGGGGGTATCCAGGCGTACCGGTGGGGCCCCCAGGCGTAGTCCTTGCAACCTGTCCCAGGTCGGACCTACTATGGCTCCCAGGCGTACCGCCGGTGCGCCGTGACAATGGGAGACAACATGCACGAAATAACTGGTAGTGACCGGGTGGTCCTGATAGAGGGTCACCCCCTGTCCGGTATGGGCAACTGGCATGGCCTCGCTGAGGCGTGGCGTTGGGATGACGTCAACACGCCGGACAACGGCCTGTCCCTGGACCTGGTGCGAGAGGTGCTAGGGGTCGGAACCTGGGAGGTGGTAGAGGTCGAACTGGCCGACACCCGCCGCCAGGTAGCCCCGTGGGAGGTGGCCCGGACCCTGGGCCACGCCGGATCTCGCATGGTTCCGACGGCCTACGACCTACTCACCGACGCCGGCTACCTGATCCTGGGACCGGACGCCCTACTCACCGACCACAAGGGGATCGCCTGCGGGGCGGAAAACGCACCGCACTATTTCCCCACCGCCCGCTATGGCGTGGTGCAAAACGAGGCCCTGGTCGACCTGGCCGGCGTAGTCCAAGAGGCCGCACTGGTGGAGCGAGGCGTAACCGTCCCGGTCCTATCGGTAGGCACCCTGGCCGACCGCCGGAAAGCCTTTGTGTCCCTCGGGGTACCTGATGACCAGGCCCTGGATGGCCTGGTTGACATCAGGAACCACGCCCTCAACCTGGGGTCCAGCCATCTTT